CTTGACTTTGATGAAAAGCTATGTTATACTGATAGTATAGTAGACACAGTTAGACAGTGTTTTGAAGATATTCCAAGTAACTATTCTAAGTTATTTGGTAAAGAATTCAACCTTCCTATGAGGGTTGATATACAACTAGGTACTAATTGGGGTGACCTAGAAGACATAACTTAATCTTAAGGAGATTATATATGCAAGTAAATGTTGTAGATGTATCAAGCTTGAACACACATTCAGCAAAGAATGGTAGACAATACCAGTCAATAGAAATTATGTATAAGAATGATGCGGGTCAAGCACAGAATAAAAAACTAATGTCATTTGCAAACCCTGCTGTATTTAAAGCAGCACAGTCTTGGCAGAAAGGTGATGTTGTTCACGTTTCTACAGAAAAAGATTCAAATGGTTATTGGCAATGGACAGCAGTAGGCAGTGATGCAACATCAGTTACAGACAAACGTGATGATGGAACTGCACAAGGTTCTGCTCAAGCCGATGCTAAACCATCTACTCGTGTAACAGGAAGTAACTACGAGACCAAAGATGAGAGAGCAGCTAGGCAAGTAATGATAGTCCGTCAATCATCTCTTGCTAATGCAGTATCAACACTAGCCATAGAAGGTAGTAAAGCTACGGCAGGTGATGTTATTACTTTAGCAAAACTATATGAAGGATATGTTTTAGGTCAACAAACTGAATCAAATAATATTGATGATGTTGCCTCTGACATACCATTCTAATGGAATACATAGATAAAAGACTAGCTATATCAGGAGGAGTAATATTATTACTTCTTCTGTTAGGCTTAATCTTTGGAAACAAACCTTACACAGGTATTGATTTAGGAGAAGAATATGTATTAGATGAGATAGCACCTACTGAAATAATACCTTTACCACCTTTAATGGAAGAGTAATATGCAAGCTTTAATTGACCATGATTTAGTAGTATTTAGATGTGCAGCATCCGCAGAACAAGAAGACTTTAGTGTTGCAGTACTAAGAGCAGATGCATTGCTTGACGAACTGCTAACTAAAACGGGAGCAGATGACTATCGTGCATTCTTAACAGGGAAGACTAACTTTCGTAAGTCTATCTACCCTGAGTACAAAGCAAATCGTACTGCACCTAAACCCAAACACCTAGAAGATTTAAGGCAGTATGCACTAGAAAGTATGGGAGCAGAGTTGGCACCAGAAGGATTAGAAGCTGATGATGCAATGGGTATTAATCAAACAGATGATACTATAATTGTATCATTAGATAAAGATATGCTAATGATTCCTGGTAAACATTTTTCATGGGAGATTAAAGGTAAAGGTTGGGTTAAACCAGATACCTGGACAACACAAACAGAACTAGAAGGACTACGTTTGTTTTATGAGCAATGTCTTAAAGGAGATAGCTCAGATAATATTAAAGGTATAGAAAAGGTTGGACCTAAAAAAGCTAAGGCTCTTCTTGCTGGATGTACTACGGACCAAGAAATGTTTAATGTGGTCCGTAATGCATACAGTAATGATGAAGAATTTATTATGAATGCATCAGTACTTTGGATTATGCAATATGAAAATGATGTATGGAAAGATAGATTCAATGCCTACATTTAAAAGTAAATTAGAAGCTAATGCTTGGAAGGTACTTAAACAAAACTTCCCAAGTGTTAAGTATGAACCTGATGTTATAGAGTATATACAACCAGTTAAGTCACGGAAATATAATCCTGATTTTAAAATGGCAAAGAATGTATACATAGAAGCAAAAGGTAAACTTGACTTAGCTACTAGACAAAAGATGGTTTGGTTTAAAGAATGTAATCCTGAAGTCACCATAATATTCTTGTTTATGAATCCAGATAATAAGATAACCAAACGTAGTAAAACAACATACTGGCAATGGGCTGAGAAAGCAGGGTTCATGTGGCTAGACTTTAGAAAGGATTGGATTAATGATTATAAAAAACTTACAAGAAAATGATGATGGTAGTGTCGACTTTGATTTTAAAGTTGATAAACGAGAGACAGAGTTTTTATTGTCTTATGCTATCAAAGCTCTCATGCGTGAGGGTATAATTAAAACATCAGAAGAAGAGTTTACAAATCAACAAGTAGACCTTCCAATGGAGACAACACACTAATGAAAAAACATTTAGTAATAGGAGATACCCAGGTTAAGCCTGGGATTTCTTTATCTTATTTAACATGGATAGGTAAGTATATTGTAGACAAACAACCAGATGTAATTGTAATGATTGGTGACTTTGCAGATATGCCTAGCTTATCTTCCTACGATGTAGGTAAAAAATCTTTTGAAGGTAGAACATACAAAGCAGATATTACTGCGTCATTAAAAGGTATGGAAGCTTTGTTAACTCCTATGAAAGAATTAAACAAACGGTTAGCTAAAGCTAAAAAGAAATTATACAAACCTAAAATGATACTTACTATTGGTAATCATGAAGATAGAATTACCAGAGCTATTGAGTATGATAGAAAATTAGAAGGATTAATATCTATAGAGGACTTAAAATATGAAGAAGCAGGTTGGG